GCGATCCCCAATAGTGCTGCCATCAATGCAAGAGCCAGAAGCAATGTTGCAATCCTTGCCAATCTTAGCGCCGCGGATGACGGAAGCGAATTGCCATATGCGCGTACCTTCACCAATTGTGCAGTCGTCATGAACTTCAGCCTTTGGGTGTATCATCTAAAGCCCCTCCCGAATGTCTCGCGCACACTTCACGACAACAGGTAGCCACTTGCTGCCCGGCTTCTTGCGGTACGTGGTCACGTCTTTCCAGATCCATGCATCGCCAGCCGCTTCAGCAAACCGCCAGGGCGGGTTATGGCTGACAAGAGCTTTCAGAGGCGTTCCAACCGCTCCGGCGATGTCGCACACCGTCTGAGGGACAGACACGACCAGATCAAGCGCCGCAATCAATGCAGCTGTCACATCCAGGTCAACGCCTTTGCGGGTTGCCCAGCTCAGATCAACCACGCCATCAGGTTTGGGGCCGTCACTGTACTCTAGCGATACGATTGTTGCATTTGGTGTAGTAAGTATCGGCCCCAATTCTTCAATCGGAATGGTCCGCTCCATGCGGTCCCAATCCTTCGCCCCGCCAGACCAGCTCAAGCCGATCTTGGGGCCATCGCCATATGAGGCGAGTAAATCTGTAAACATCTTGACCAGTACCGGGTCTGGCTTGAGCCAGGGCGCGGTTTCAGCCTTGAAAGGCTCCATCTCTTCCCCAAACGCTGCCATCGCAATGAGCGCGCTATGAGGTTCTTCTTCCGCAGGCCATTCAAGCTCGCCTTTGTCCCGAGTTCCGTACACAGTCGCCCATGGGAACGAGCGCTTAAACAATCCCTCAAGGCGCGGGTCACATTCGAAGATAAAGCTGGTATCAAGGTGAGTCTGCAACTGATTGTAGGCACTAGCAGCAAGGATCTCATCACCTACGCCCTGCTCGCCATAAACTACCACGGTTTGCAGCCGGTTCTCGCCATCCCAGCGCGGCGTCTGCTTGTCCGCGTGGTAGTTGCGCACTTTACGTTGTGCGTTGCCTTCAGAGTAGGTGTAGGCCTCGAATGCTTCTGACCAATTATCGGTGTGCAATAGATCAAGCGCCAGATTGTACGGGATGTCCGGATCGTCAGGGCGTTCCTCCCTGAGTTTGCGGTTCAGTTCAATCGCCTCATCACGCTGACCAATCCGGCCAAGACAGGCGGCAAGGTTCTTGCGGGCTTCTATGTGACCGGGGTCACACTCAATAGCCTTACGAAGCACCATCACAGCGTCTTCCGGATGGTATTCCCGCAGCGAAATCGCAAGGTTGTTCCAGATCGCGGCCTCGCCAGGGTTGAGCTGGCTGGCGCTATTCAGGATCAGGGCGGCTAGCCCGTGTTGCTTCATTCGAAAAAGCGCGGTCCCGGCCATATACATGGCGTGGGGATTTGTCGGCTCGTGTTGAAGGATCTCGTCAGACACCGACAGAGCGTCAGCATCGCCCTGTGGGGTGTTCATGCTCAAAGCGCGTTGAGCGGTCTCAAGAGCATCAAGCAAGGGAAAACTCCCCGACTTTGAGGTATTGATAATTGCGCTCAATTTCCTTGATCACCTCATCATCAACATCTTCGCCAAGCACTGCCTCAGCGCCAAACTTCTTGATCAACTGCTCGAGCACTGCGATAGGCACACGGGCATAGTGCCACATATTGCCGTCTTCGCCCTTGTAGTGATCAGCGCCAAGCGAGCGCAGGAACTTGTTATACTCAAGCACAGGCGCAACATCCTGCAGCCGGTGAATGACCATATCGCCGGTTTCTTCGTCAACATGGGTCTGGTGCTGAACACCGCCCGGCGACCATTCAACGTTAAGCAGAGTCATAGGATCTCCACTTGTCCGCGGCCAGCAAGGCGCTCAGCGATAGCTCGAGGCAGCTTGTGACGCTCTTTAAAGAAGATCTTTACGGACGTGCCAGACGGCGCACGGCCAAGGTCTGTTGCTGCAACATGGACGTTTTTGACCATGACAAGCACTTCAACCGTGTCAGATTGCGATTTTGCGGGGGCTGGAGCGGGTTTCTCCGCCTCTGCGGTAGGTTGCTCTACCTTTTCGGCTTTCGGCGCTCCAGGGTGCGGGATTTCAAGATCCGGGTCTTGGGCCTTGGCAACCTCTGCGAGGCTCTCAACAATTTCTTTTTCGCGTTCTGACGGCGTATCGACCAACTCAAACGCAATACCAGCGTCAAGCAGCATCTCTTGCAGCTTCGGCACACCATGACGGCTATGCGGCTCAAGCCCGTTTTCTTTTGCCAGCTTATACAGGCGTTCTCTATCGTCCATAATTACGACTCCATGAGAGTTAAAAGGCGGGGACGGCGACGGGTGGGATTAGCCGCCGTCCCCAAGTGTCTAATTCCACGGAGAATTAGCTTGTGGTGAGGTCAGCGACGACGCCGCTGGACTTCTCATTCTTCGAGCAAAGCGTGACCTCTGCAATGAGCTGACGCTTGTCCGCATCACCGGTCTTCGCGATCTGGTCGATCTTGAAGTTCCGCATGTAGCGCGCTTCCCAATGCTTCGGAGAGACCAGAAGCGCCGAGCGACCACGAGAGAAGTGATCAGGCACAATCTTGTGCTTACCGAAGTCCGACACGTAAATGTCAGCGGCACCCAGAATCGCAACATTCTTCGAAGACATCACGTTGCCGTGGTCCTGGTATTGTGTCGCGATACCGGAGAAACCGGACGCTTGCTGCTTGTTGAACGAGCCAACAATGATCAACGGAGCAGAATCGCCCGTCTGATCCCAAATCGACTTGATCGACGCCTTGAGCATAGCCTCCGTAAAGGTGCGCTGAACGGTCGAGTCGCCCGCCGCGGAAACAAGCTGCGTAGAGGTGACAAAGCCACCATCAGAGCCGCCCGCATGGCGGTTGGAATTGGTTTCGATCCATGCCTCAAAACCGGCAAGCGTCCGAGCTGTTGCGCGAGAGCCATCATCCGAAGCACGGTTCTGCGTGAACGCAAATTCCATGTCTCGCTTGATTTCTTTCGTGCGCTTATCGACTTGATAAAGCAGCTCGTTGCGACGGCCCGCAGTAGACAGCGCCTGAGCCGTACCAGACACAACAACAGACTTGGTGAAAATCTGCGTGTGGTTAGCAAGGCGGACAGTGGCCGCTGCGGTGACATAAGACGCATCATCGCCTTCAAGAGCGGCGTTTTCTGCGGCGTCTGCCAGATCGTCAGTTTGCCATTCAACTTTCGTATTCGTGGCGGCGGAACCGCGACCAATAGCCGTCATGAACGGCGTATCCATCGGGGCGAGGTTATAAATCTTGTTGGTAAGCTGTTCGCGCTCACCAATCTGTTCAAACCGGGTAGTTGTTGCTGAATTTACAGCCATGAGAGAATTTCCCTAATCGAGAAACTCGCCCCAGGTGCCTTCCAGATCCGTTACACGCCCGGTCTTCGCAAGCTGCTGGGCAGCTTTCTTGGATCGTGCGTTTTTAGGGTTTGCAGATTTCCGGGCCGTGCCACCTTTTACGAGGCGCGGCGCAGTCTTTGACTTGGGCTTGATCGTCTTCGATTTGGCAGCACGGTAAGCCTTGGCATCTTCCGCCATGCGGATAAAGCCAGGGTTCGTGATGCTTTCAACAATCTGAGGATCAATCCCGTATGACTGTGCCACATGAGACCGAAGCTCACCAAGCCGTTTGGCCGGGTCGCCCTCTCCCCATGTCTTGTCTGCCGATAAAAGCGCCTGCCAGTCCTTCTGGGCTTGCGTGGTGCGCTGTTCAGCCTGCAGCTTCTGGTGCGCCTCTCGCGCCGCCTGAATCTTCTCCCGAGCCTCGCCCATCACGCCATTGACGCGCTCGTAAGCGTCCAATTGCTGACGGTAAGCCTGCGGGTTGTAATACTGAGAACGCTCATCGAGCATATCAGTGCTGGGCTGTTCGACATTTGGCATCAGCTCCTGCAAGAGCGCATATGTCTCTGCAAGCTGATTGACCTGCGTGTCATAGGCTTGCTTTACGGGCGCTAGCTCCGCTTGGTAAGCCTCTGCAATTTGTGAACGGATCTGTTCGCTATCTGAGCCGAGTTGTTTGTAGTTTTGGTGAGCTTCCAATAGTTCGGAAACGCTCACGCGCTCAGTGGTGCCGTCCTCGGTGTCAAATTCAACAAAATCGCCGTCCTCATCCGCCTCTGCGGCTTCATCCGCATCCTTGGCTTCGATTTCAGTGTCTTCTGCGTCCTTGTCATCCGTTTCCGGCGTGTCCGCGTCCTCTGCCGCCTGTGCAGCTTCTTTAGGTGCTTCTGTGGGCTGTTCGAGATAGTCAGCATCAGCAAAGTCGCCTGCGTCCATAAACGCATCCAACAAATCGCCGCCACTGTCTGCCTCTGGCAGTCCTAAGCCTTGGTTCTCACCACTCATAGGGGTTAACTTCCTTCTAAGGCCTTAATTTCGTCCTCGATAAACGCCCTAAGATCGCGTCTCTCCTCAAGGTACTTCAGCAACCCATCAACGGTCTGAGCTGTTGCGCGTGTGCGCCATAGCGTCGTTTCATCCGCATCAAAGGCTGGGTTGAGCATGGCATCAACTGCCTGTGCTCGTACTGACTCAAAGTAGCTCATGACTGCAGCGTTCGATAACGCCGCCTCTGCCTCTGCTACCTCAAGCAATTCTTTTCGTTTGGCCGCGACGGCCTGTTCGTTATCCTGGTTCGCCACCTACATGCACTCCGCTTGTCGCTGCGCCGTTTGCGCTGCCATTGACTCCGGCCATGTGGCCAAGCTCTCGTTTCAGCGCCAATTCTGCCGCCATTTGTTCACGCTTCAGCTCAAGCTCTGCGGCCAGCTGCTCACGCTTCAAATCCATCTCCATGACCATCTGTTCACGGCGTAAGGTCATCTCCATTTCCTTATTCGCCGCGTCCTGCTGGACCTTGGCCTGATCAAGCTGGGCTTGTTGCTGCATCTTCGCCTGATCGGCCTGCATGCCCATCTGGAGCTTCTGTTGCTCCATTTGCATTTTCTGCTGTTCAGCCTGCATTTTCGGGTCAGGCTTCGGCGCCATCATCTTCTGCAAGGCTTCCGGATTTTCCTGCTGGATCTTGGCCGGGTCATTGAAATACGAGTCCGCAGAGCGCTGACCCATGACCCGCATCATGTCCTCAACCGTGTTGTGCAGCTTATCAATCGTCACAATCGGGTTATCAAGCCCGTAATTAGCGACCATTTCACGCTGCATGCCCAGAATCATCTGAAGCTGACCAAGCTGGCTTTCACGGTCACCTGAGCCATTGCCCACATGAACCTTGATTTTCGCTTCTGCTGGCCATTGTGACGGGTCATACTGCTTGAACTCGCCCTTGCCGGCATGGATTGAGCGCGGGCCGTCTGTCATCTTCACGACAAGGCGGTAAACCTTGCGGAACATCATTTCCAGGCCACGGCCCAGATTACGGGCGATCTGCTCCTTACGAATGCTCGCAGCGTTCTGCATCAGCTTGATGCCGGTGGCGGTCTTGTTCAGAGCGTCAGGGTCCATTCCCTGCGCGTTGCGGTTTACACCCGTGCGGCGCTCTGACTGCTGGTCGATCATTTCCATCATGTTGATGGCTGAGCCGGACAGATCAGGCGTTACCAGCGGCGTCACGTCCTGATTGACAGGGCTTGTGCTGTTCGTGCGAATGATAGCGCCAGGGCGCACTGTGAGCAGGTCTGACAGGTTTACGTTCTTGTTTGCAATCTGACGCGGCGCAACGGACAAATAAACGCTATCGAGAGCACCCCGAAGCAGCGTGGTCTTAACCTTCTGAATGTCCTCGGCAATGTCGTAGACGCTCAGTCCAAACCATCGGTGAGGGATGGGAATAGGCGTCCAGCTAAAGTACGGATTATCATCAACGGGCTCACAAGTAAGAATAACACCGTCCAGACGGAAAACCTCCAGAAGCTCAGCATAGCCGTCTTCGTCCTTGTCGTGGTAGATGTACTCCCGGTAGAGCCGGACCTCCTCAGTCTCGTCAGAAGCGTTCGGCTCCTGGTGATACATTTCGTCCTCGTCCCAGAACCGTTGCTGACGGCGTTCATCGATCTCGGCGCTCTCATCCGATGCCATGCCAAACTCTTCGATCAAGTCAGCCTGCTCAGGAAACTCAGCCTTCAGGTCCGACTTCATGTGGCGTTCGATGTGACCACAGTACCGAGGACGATCGAGATCAACAGACCGGCTGGCAATGCGGAAATCTTCCGGCGCGATGCATTTTACCTCTGGGTTGGCTTGTTTCGAGACCGGCTGGTAGGTGACCTGTGCGAATTGAAGGTCTGGCTGGTTTGGGTCCATCGGCCCAGCGGGCACGACTTCCATAATCTCAGCGCCTTGCGACACCAGCTCCTGAATCTGGATCTGAGACAGCATCGCCTCAGTCGGCTCGCCTAGCTCTGCGTCTGCCCAGTAGACGGCTCCGACACCGCGCTTCTGCAAGAGACCATCGAAAGCAAGCGTGTCCACAATCTTGCCGCCGTCCATCTCTTCCGTGAACAGGTGGTTGAGGTAATCAGAGGCGTCTTCGGCCTCTTCTGATGTATCCGGAGCCCACGGCTCGATTGTTGCGGCAGACCCACCTGCCACGAAGACCCGTTCCAGGTCAGGACGTAGCCATTCAATAGTTTCGAACACAGTTCTGTCGTGAACTGAGCTTCGCCCCGGTTGCTCATCCCCGTAATTCTCCCCTATGTAGCGCTTGAACGCGTTGATCTGGTCATTGTAGATAGAATCCGATTCGTACCCGACAGATGCCCGCTCCTCACGCTTGAGGATCTCGAGCAGTTCTACATGGTCGTCGCTGTATGCGTCAGGCATTATGCTATCGTCCCGTAATCTATGAATAACGGCTCATCTCGCCCGTCAGGTTCTGTTATCGCCATGCGGCGCATCATCATGGCGTAGCGGCTAGAGCAGAGAACATCGTCACGCTCTGGCACAATCAATCCATCTTCTCGGTGATACAGGCGGAACTCTGCAAACCAGCGCCCGCAAGTCTCAAAGACCTTCCAACGCCCGGTCTTCATTCGGTCCAACATCTCCATGACGCCCGCCTCAAGCCCATAAGTGCCATCCTCGAACGTCGCCTTTTCATCCAGCATGTTCAGACCTTGCGCCTTGTACTGCTCCGCAAGCGTAACCCCTGAGCCCTTATCGTGCTGCAAACCATCGTGCGGCCATGCTACCGGAAGCCATTCGCCCCAGGCCTTCAATGCTGCGGCATGGACAACTGGCGTCTGTTCTCTTTGCGCATACTCAGCAGTGACATACAGGATGTCGTTATCCCGATCCCATGCAAGCTTGGTTCCCGCCGTTGGGTGGTCCCAGCCAAAGTCTATCCCGGTGATTTGCACCCAATGGCGTGGGATGGAAAACGGCTCAACCTTGATCTGTTCCTCAGTGATCGGAAACACACGGCCCGATCCCATCGAAGGAATGCCCTTAACCCGTGCCTCACGTTCGTGCGACGGGTAGCTGTCAATAATAGCTTGGCGCTCTTCCTCTGTGTAATGTTCCGCATCATCAATCGTCATGCGGGTGACGTGCCTAGTCATGCTGCGTCCATCAGTTCGCCAACGAACATCGCAACCACATCAGACATACCAAGCAACGGGGTAAACGTGATCATCGTTACTCCGTTCGTTGCGTTCGTTCGGGTCAGACCTTCCATGTAAATGTCCATCGGAGGCTCCTCATCGAACCAAACACCATCAAGCGTCTCGCCCTGCCACTTCTGACGCCCCTGGTCATAGGATTTGAATCCAACCGTAGAAACACCGCCGCTCACATGCTTGACCGTGGCATTATCCAGAGCGTCAGCAATTCCCTGTCTGCGTGATGTGCGGATCAAGCAATCCTTGGGGATCATTCCCGTACCCCAGGAACTTTCATCTTTCGGCTCACCAATCAGATAGCGCTGCACACCGTCGCGAGTAACTTCGCTAGTCTTTGAGCCTGCCCACCAACGGGTTGGCCGATCCCACCGGCGACCCTCCCACCAATCAGGATAAAGCCCTGTTAAGTGATAAGCCGCCTCCGCTCCACCGCAATATGTCTTGCCGAGCTGGTTACCCGCCATAAGCAAACGCTCGCGATGCTCTGAGCCCGCATTGTGGAACTCTTTCTGACGAGCATATGGCTGATACTCAGTTAAGCGATTTTCGCGCTTTCGCTTTGCCTGCTCCCGTAATGTCTCCACCAGTTGCAAAAGCTGCAATCGGTCCAAGTTCTGCGATGAGCTGCTCTGCCTGTTTTCTAAGTTGGTCATCTGTCAGCTCCTCCAATGGGCGCACGTTGACATTGACATCTTTGGGGAGGATCGAAGCCACTACCTTTACGTAGTCTGCGGGCCTCTCCTCGCGAACCTTTTGAATTGTCTCAGCGCCGTACTCTTCCCAGTCAGCAAGCATGTCAGCAACGAATGCCTCACCTAGCTTGTTGCGAGAGCCTTTCGGCCTGCCTTTCGGATTGCCAGACTGCCCAGCCTTAAACTGGGTTTTTGTCTGTTTCTCGCCTGTTTTATCAGGCATAGCTTACTTGAACCACTGATGGCCGCGCACGAACTTCCAGCCAAGCCAGCCGGAGCCGATCAGTGTAGGCCATGCGACCAGACCAGTGATGACGGCTGGAATGATGTTGAAGCCAAGCAGAATGTCTGTCCATGAGACCAGCGCGACAACAGCGATGAAGTCCGCGAGGTTTTCTGCAAAGCGTTTCATGCTTTCATTGTTAAACTCAATAGTGGCCATGATGAGCCTCCTGGGGTTACGAAACTTGAATCAGCGCGAAGCGTGGCGAATGACTTTGTGTTTACACTCGCCCTGCGAACCAAAGGAGAGATGTGCCTCGCGCTGAATTTGGTATCCGACAGGAAGCAACGTAGTCGCTGGGTGGGATGGGGGACGGGTGTTACCCCCTGCCGGAAGTTTAGTCTTGGGCGGGGTCGTCACATGCGACCGCTACTTCTCCGTAGCCGAGAGGCTTGTTCATGTTGTGAAGCCCATTCTCAACCATCGTGTCGCGCTCGCGATCGTTCTTCATCCATTGAGGTTCGTCGGATCGCTCTTCCTGCATCTTCGTCAACTTTTCGGCCATCGCGTCTACCTCACTCTCTGGTGGGAGGGATTGGGAGGGCTGTTCAATGGGCTCTTCTTCCCAATTTGGAGCACCGGTTTCCCAATCGATGTGCGTAGGGCGAAATTTGCGCTCGCTTACATCGATTTTCATGACCACGCCCGCATCCTCCAGATTCAGACAAAATGCATTGATAGCAGTCCGAGCGATTGACTCGACCTCACTGCGCGGAATGCGCTTCGTGCTGAAAAACATACCAGCAGGCTCAACAGTTGCCTCTGTGGCTTTTTCAACCAAGACCTCAAGCTTGGACGGAATGCGTTCACTCATCTCTCTCGTTCCTTGTAAAAAGCGAGCAGGCCAAGTTTCCGGTTCAGTTGAAGGACAGATTTGTCTGCGCTGAATCCGCATGCCCCTTAAGGGTGGCTGCTCGTTGAAATTGCATGACTTTGACTTGAGCAACCGCAAGCGTCTAAGCGCTCATTGCCCCAGATGCCGGGTCGGTTTTCAGCCCTTGGCTGCCAACTACACAGACGCATCACGATCATTAACAGTGATTTGCTGATCAAAGTCAAGCGGCTAGGCGGCTCGCTCCAACAAATCATAACTCACCTTCAGCTTCACCGGCCACCCCTCCATATCAAGCTCCGCCTCACGCATCACCGGATCAGCGGTGATGACCCTGCCCTCTAATCCCGTCGCTGCACCGCCCAGGATGCGCACCAGCTCGCTTTTCGTGTACTTTGGGTCTGGGACTACCTCTGAAACCAAATCGCGCGCTGTACCCCCCTTAAAAAGCCGATTATCGCGAATTGCCTCAATCTCACGGTCTGGCACCCTTGCGAGCGTCCAGTCTGAGCCGTTGAACGGCACGACGAGCGGACGCACGGAGCGGTGCAGCTTGGTTAGCGCGACGAATAGCTGATCAGGCTCGAAGCCTAAAATTAGATAACTGTGAAACGCTGCCACATGCACTGGCTGGGGCTTGCGGGCTTTGCCTGCCTTGCGCCATTGCGTGACTTTGGGACTGATTACCTCAATCCCGTAGCGGTCAGCATTGCGGCGAACGCGGTCTTCTCGTTGCTGGTTGAAGCGGAACAGGTAGTGGCTCATCCCGTCTCTCCCTCTGTCTGTGTTGCGCGAAGAATTGAAAACATCACGTCTCCGTTGAGTGCCAAGACCATCAGGAAAATGGACAGCCACGCGAAGGCAGCCGCCCATAGTGGCATCTCGCGTTGCTTGACAAACGCGCCTGCCATGAGTGCGGAAATCAGGGACAGCGACAGCAAGACGGTGACAATCAATTTCACCTCTTCGTAAGTTGGGATCGGTCGGTCCATCACTCCCCACCCCCTGCGGCTTGGATCATTGCGTTGAAGACGCTTTTGGCCTCATCGCGGGCGCGGTCATCGACTGGCCACCCGTTCAGGTCTGTAGCCTCTGCGCCCGCCTCCACCATCTCCGGTGTAGGGTCTTGCAGTGCGGTTAGGGCGGCTTTGGCGGCAACCTTTGTCAATTCTGACTCAGTGACAAATGAAGCTCCAACCGATCTTTCATAATCCCTAGTCTCTCTACGAATCGCTTCCGCCATGCGCTCAATCATGTCACTCATCAAAACGCTCCATTCAGCTTGAGACAAACAATCGCGAGTATCAGCCCACTCGCTATGGCTAAGGGGATGAGAAGCTTGTTCAGGACGTAGCGCCAGTAGGAGATCATGCTGCGGCCCTCGCTTCTACAGATTGTGCCATGCTGATCAGAAGATCCCGAAACGGTTCAGGAGTTCCGATCCTCGGCGCGCTGTCAGTGCCACCACCCCTGAAGGCCAGTTCACCAGCGCGCTTGCAGTAGGCGAGGCCGTATTTCTCGATAGCTTCTGGCGGGAAAGACGGATCGCTGTGGCCCCAGTCCAGTTCAGGCAATTCACATCCGACCGCATAGAGCCAGGTGGGCTTGCGGGCGTAATGACCGTAACGCCCCTGCTCCACACAGCACGTCCAGCCGCCGTGGAAGTCCGCCATGACCCACCCACCCTTGCGGGGCGGCTTGTTCAGATTGAAGTGGGCCCATGCGTGACTGCCATGTGGATGCTCGATAACACCGCCAAACTTGCGTACTGCAGCGAGTGCCGCCTTGAAGCACCCACCATCGTCGCCCTTTTTCTTCCGCTCACCTGTGCGCTTGATCCAGAGCGGCTGACCTGCCCACATCTTGCCCCAGCGCTGACAGGGCGGGTGGGCAACAACCGGATGAGGCCCACAATACTTGCGGGCGTCTCGCTCCTCGTCCCACGGATCAACACCAGGAAGATTGAAGTAAGCGCCATCTGTTTTGACGTAGAGTGCGGCTATCATGCTGCGGCCCTCCCCTCGAACAGCTGCGCCCCATACGCCTCTTCGTAATCTGCCAGGGTTTCAACGATCCCATCCTGGCAATGTCGTTTTATGAACATGTGCAGGCATCCGCTTGAGATCCCCAGCTCTCTGGCAGCTGCAACCTTGGTACGGTGCTTCGCGAGGACACGCAAGCGGTGCAAGACGCGCACGGGGTGCAGCGCGTTTCGCCGATGCCCATCCTTGAGCGCTTCGAGGTATTCCGGCGCGTATTTGCGCAGATAGACCAGGACGGCTGGCGGAGAGATTCCGATTGCTCTGGCAAAGTCTGCGCAGTTTCCATTCTCGGAAACAATCTCGCGAGCAATTCTCAGGCGCTTACGCAGCTTGACGTAATCTGTTGATCTTCCCGGCTTCATCCGAACAACCTCCGCCCCAAAGGGCTAATTATCGGCCTTGTCGAGTGAGCGTGTTCATCGCAAAGCTGCCCTTTGCACGGCACGCCGCACTGTACGGCTTCGCCGTCAACGACGCCCCATGCGACACACTCGCCCCGAACCGCTTCCCGTTTCTTCCACGGCTCGATCAGGTTATGCGTGTGCATTCCCTTCTGCTGCTTGTTCTGCCTGTTCCGCTCGGAGCTGGACAATCGCTGCAAGCTCTTGCGAACGTTCGTTGGCTCCATCTGCACCTCGACCGCAATCTCGTTCACGGTCCAGCCTTTCTTGTAAAGCTCTCTGGCGATAGCTGACTTGGTTCTTGATTTCTGTTTCATCTTTCACTTCCTTGCTTTCCATTTTCCATCTTCAAAAAAATACGCTGTATCCCGGCCAAACTTTTCGTCTTTGCAAAAGATCGTTTTGACGTCCGGATAAACTCGCTTCGCTATCGCTATGCACCCACTCATATCCGGCACACCCTCGCACCAAAAAATGAGCATATTCTTTTTTCCAGGGATCACCTCTATCGAATGAAGCGAGCACCCGAGCTCACAATTAAAAACTAAATCATACTCCATCTTTCACTTCCTTCTTTTTAAAATCTTCCGGGGAAAAATTTTTCTTTCCCTCACGCGGTCGATGACGAAGTGTCGGTAAACCCCCGCTAATAGCGAGGGTTTTTACCGACACTTCTTTCGACATGTCGGCGAATTATTGACCGACACTTACCGACACTTACCGACACTTCGTCTAACATGTTGTTTCCATTGAGTTTCATCTGTCGGCGCCCTCACCGACACTTGGGCGTTTTTCCCACATTTTCATTCTTCCATCCATAAAGAAAGAAATTTGCCCATTATCTTCCATCCAAGAAATAATCTCCCGCATTCTGGGCCTTGAGAGGGAAAATGCTGCCCCTAGCTGTTTTATGGATTTTGGCCCTGTATTCAGCTCAAACAGCACCCGTGTAGCATGGTTCATCATGGCTTCGTTTTGCTTTTCGAGTTTGGATTTTGGTCGCTTCCATGAGACCAGACAGGTGGTCAGAGGCTTGCCGTTTGGCTTGTCTCCCAGGTGCACAATGTCGAGATTGTACTCGCTTGCGACATAGCCAGAAGGGCCGTCTTTGACCTTGTCAATGAACACTGAACGGCTCTTGATTTCGGATGTTAATTCGTCTCTTTCGGCGCGTATTTCGATGAATGCATCGGCTTCAGATTTGTAAGCAAACGAGCCTACCATTCCGCGCGTTTCGTCTTTGCCGGTGTGGCCTACATTCAGGATCAAAAGATCCAGGTCTGTGGACGTTCTTTTAAGCCGTTTCATGGCCAATGTTACGTCTGCCTGAGCGTTCGTTTCAGAGCCTGCTGTGGCGTTTGTGAGCGTATCGACAATGACCAGACCCAGGCGTTCGCCTTGCTCTGCGTAGGCGTCTTTCAGATCGCGAAGCTGTGCAACGAAGTCTTTATAGTGCTCTTCGTCGGTGAGGTTCCACGGGGCATCAATCAGGGTGACAGGTATATCTCTTATATTGCGGTGTTTCTGGATGCCGTAGATACGTCTCTTTAGACCTGAGAAGCCTTCGAAAGCGCAGTAAGCAATTGCGGCTTGTTCGGTGTCATGGTCGAGAACCTTGCCGCCTGAAGCGATTGAGACAGCCCAATCAAGACAGACAAAGGATTTACCGGCTGTTGAGGGGCCAAAGACTGTTGCGACGCCTGTTCTCGGCAGAATGTCATCAACCAATTCGCCCTCATAGACGTAATCAATGTCATTCCATGCAAGGGCGTCGATTTCTTCCAAAAAGGTTGGCTGAATCGTTTCGAGATAGGCTGTAACGTCTTCGCCTGCCTCTATAGCGTCTGCGGCGTCCCATCCGTCAGGCTTGCCGTTTGGTACGTCTACGACACGAACGCTGCTGACAAGCCCGTTGAGGACGTTCTTGACGCGGCCGGCGAGACCGAAGCCCGGTTCGTCATTGTCAGGCCAGATGATGACTTGCTTGCCGGCGAGGGGTGACCAGTCGTTTTTATCGAGGGGAGCCTTGGCGCCGCCCATGATACAGGTTGCTGTGATGCCTTGTTCTATGAGCGCTTGCGCGCATTTCTCGCCTTCAACGAAGACAATTGTGTCAGTCTTTGTAAGCCCTGGCAGGTTGAAGAGTGGTCGAACATCGGGGGCTTTCCATTGCTCGTCGGAGTGCCGGAACATGCGAAACTCTTTCTTCGCGTTCTCGTAAAGGTATTTGTAGACGGTTACGATTGGTTCGCCGCTAACACTAAGATAGGGGTATGAGACTTCCCCGATCTTGATCTTTGGCTTTGGCTTGGGCTTGGTTTCCTGCTCTGCGCGATGGACAGATTGGCGGCTTGTTACGGTTCCGCCAGCAAGTGCGTTTGCTTCGCGCAGGACATCCTTAAAGTCTGTCAGGCCAAGGGCGCGCTCAATCAGGGTAAGAACGTCGCCTTTTTCGCCTGTGGCGTGGTCGATCCATTGACCTGGAACGTCTGGGGTAAGTGCGATCGACATGCTGTTACCGGCGTCTCCTGACGGATCAGCAATGCGAACATCTTTTGAGCCGGAGGTTATTCTGACTTGCGGATAGAGCTGGCGGACAACGTTTCGAATGTCGCTTTCAAGGCGAGCTTTGATCTCGTCTTTGTTGAACTCTCCGACAACGCGTAGGTGTGGTTTATTGAAGTCGATCATCTGCTGGCTCCCCTCTTATGTCGAGAGGCTCAAAGTCAGCATCCTCCCCATAGACATCATATTCTATTTCCTGAGCGTCCAGGAGGCTGTCGCACGGAACGACAAAGACTTCTGACGTGTTGCCTGATACGGCTTCATTGAAGCGCATGGCTTCCAGTGCTGGCAGAGACGGCATCCCTGCTCGACACTCTGATTGCTTAACGGCCGCAATGAGCAGGTCTGTATGCGTGTAGCTTACCGCCCAGCCGCTGGTTTTCCTAAGTATCGCCATTACATTTACCCCAAAATTCGCATTTTCCGGTTGAGTTCCGGCACATCCAATAGTCAGGATCATTCGAAACTCGCGGCCTCC